CTGTCGGTGCAGCAGCGCATAGAGGCAGCAGTCGTAATCGAACTTGTCCCGGACCGATAGCGTGCTGCCGGTGCCGCCCTGACGCAGATCGGCGTCGATCAGCTTCTGCCAGGACTGCTTGGTGCTGTTGTCGATGTTGTCCGCTGCCAGCACCCGCACCAGGGTGCCCATCACGTCTTTGTACATAGCCATGGATCAATCCCCTGTGAAGTTGGTGGCACCTGGGCCACGGCGGTTGTTCTGGTTGTACTGGGCGGCCGGGCCAATCATCGGCACTTGGCGCTTCAAGGCTTCGATTTCTCGCTGTGCCAGTTGAAGCCGAAGGCTCAGTTGACCAACGAGATCTTGGAGGTCCAGCGGCTTAGCTGTGCCCGCTTCGACGAGACCGGAAGAGTGGCAAGCACCGCAATCTATCTGATGGAAAACCCCGTTGGTGAAACCCCGGCCCTGGCAGTCAGGGCACTTGTCGAGCAACTTCAAATCCTTTCGAAAGGCGGGGCCATGCTGCTTTTTCATCATTTTTAAACCTCGCCTTTTATGGTTTCTGGATTTGGCTAGAGGCCTCGCCATTCAAGGCCTCGGCGTCATTGTGCGAATTTCCGTTTCTAGCCATGGTCGAGCCGTGAATCAGGTTGAAACCCTTCCCGTCTAACCAGTCGTGCCACTTCACCAACGCCTCGCGCTTGAGCAGTTCGGCCGAGGTGTGGATGTAGGTCTGCACGTTGCGGGTCAGCGTGTGGTTCACCAGCATCTCGCCAATGAGGAAGTCGACGCCCAGGTCTGTCCAACCAGTCCGGGCCACCTTGCGCAGGTCGTGGCTCGTCCACTCACCCTTGCCCAGCCTGGTGAACACCGCGCAGGCCTGGCTGTCACTGATCGGCCCACGGCCCCGCGCAGGGAACACGTAGGTGCCCTTGTAGCCTTTGGCTGACTGCCAGTCCCGGTACCGCTCCAGGAGCGCGCAAACCTGGTGGGTCAGCGGCAAGTGATGCTCACAGCGGGTCTTGGTGTTCTCGGTGGGAATGAACCACTCGCCCTGCTCACCCAAAGTGAAGTGGGACCACTGCGCTTGCCTCGTCTCGCCGGCGCGGGTGCCGTGGCACAGCATCATCAGGGCCAGCATGCAATCCTGTGGGTGCTGGTCGAAGCCGTCGGCCAATTCGCCAATCACTTCCTCGAGCTGTACGGCGCGCAGACGAGACGGCTTCGGCTGGATGCGGGCCTTGGTGAAGTCGGTGAACTTGAACCCGGCGATGGGATTGGCGGTGATCAGGCGTAGCTTCTCGGCCTGGCGGAACGCGACAACAAGCACACCCCACATCAGACGGACGTAGGACAGGGACATTTCAGCCTGCATCGGCCACATCACCAGCTTGTCGAGGGTGGAACGGTCGACGTCTTCCACGGCGATATCGGCGAGCCGCGGCTTCAGGTGGCAGGAGATGATCGAGGTGTTGGTAGAGCGGCGCTTGGAAGACAGGCTGCGGTCAACGGACTGACGGGCAGTGAACCAGTCCAGCAGCTGGCCAACGGTCTGCAGGGTGCCGGCCGCGGCTGATGCTTTGGGATCGGCGGCCAGGCGCTCACGGATTTTCGGTAGCGCATTGATCAGCCCTTTCACCGGCAGTTCAGGGAAGCCGGCGATCTTCTCCCACTTCTTGCCCACCACCAGGTGCCACGTACCGCGCTCACGGTTCTTGTGGAATCGGAAGTAGACGCCCGGGTATCGCGCGTCACGCATGTCACGGACGGCGGCGTTGCCGGCCTGGCGCCGAATCTCCGCATCGGTAAACGAAGTGAGCAATGTCTGGGTCATGCGGCGGCCTTGGTTTGAGGTTGGAGAAGGTAGGCCCGGATCGCCTCTATGGCGTCGAAGTGCCCGCGGCAGACGATGGCCAGATAACCCTGATCGGTTAGCGCCTGGAGGTATGCGTCCTGGGCCGGGGATACCGCGGCGTCATGCGGCGCGGTCGCCTTGAACTCGATGTACAGCCCGAAGTAACCGCCGCGGGCCATGGGCAGCACCAGGTCAGGAACACCGGCCTTCACGCCCTGCTCTTTCAGCTTGATTGCTACCAGCTTGTGCCGGTGCCCACCGTTCGGGACGTGGTAGATCAGCTTCGCGGCCGCTGGATAACGCAGGCCGATTTCCTTGATCAGGGCGGCCTGCTCCAGGCCCTCACGGTCGATGGGCTTGGCCCGCGACGGCTTCATGCTGAACGGCTTGACGGTGAATGCCTTCATCGCTGTCCGCCTCTGCCGAGCATCGCCAAGAGCGCTTCGCGTGCGGCCTTACCGTCGGTGGGAATGCCCTGCTCTCTCAGGCGATCCTGCGCGGCCCGGTCCGCCTGCTCAGTCGCGAGCTCGAGCTCTGATTTCTGGCTGTCATGACCAATGCCGACCAGGATCTTGCCGTCGATTGGCTGACCGGACTGCACGCGGCGCAGCACGATGTCGTAGTTGCGCTCGAACCGCTCACGCAACCCCTTGTTGTCCTGGCGCGACGCGCGAAGATCGAATACGCCGGTTGCATCGGCGGCGACCTTAACCGCGGGATGGCTATAGGTCTCCATCAGCGCATCCATCCAGGCATCGGCCTTGCTCGGCATGCCAAAGTGCTCAGGGCCTGGGGTGCACCACGCAATGAACTGACCGATGCTAGGAGCGAAGGGCGAACCGCTCCGGCGGCACTGCTCAATACCAAACCGGACCTGCTCGATGTTCGATATCCGTGCATCGATAAAACCTTTGGTCCAGCTGCGCTTGGCTGACTTCAGGGCAGCATCGTCTGGCCAGGCCTGCTTGTGGGCCGGAAAGATCGCCTGCAGCTGGCGGAAAATTTTCTCGATGATCTCGCCAGTTTCGTCGTCAACGACGCCCAGGGGGCCAGTCGATACGGGGAGTGGCTGAGTGTGCTTCAGGGAGTTGGATGCACGTGGAATGAGCTGGGCAACGGTTTTCATAGGTCGTCACTCACGTCGGAGCGCCAGGACGTGTCGCCGGCGTCAGGAGATGATGCTTTCTCGGTTTGTTCGCGCTTGATCCATTTGGCAAGGCGATAGCACCAGCCCGCCTGGCTGTCTCGGGTGTCTGGCTTGGCGGTGAAGAAGCCCTTGAAGGACCGTACCGCCTCGTCAGTTACCGCTGAGTAGGGAATGGCCATCAGGGTGAGCTGGCTTTGCAGACTCTTGGCGTTGTAGTCCCACTCCGCGAACATCGAAAAGCGCTGACGAGGATCGAGAGGGGCCTCAGCATTTTCGAGGGCTTCGTGATCTTGCGCAGAAACCACGTCAGAAATCTCGCGCTGCTGCTGCTCTTCGGTTCCTTGATGGTTAAGTGATGGATTGGGTGCAGCCGCTGCACCCCGTTCTGTTCCAGGCTGCACCCCGTTCTGTTGTGGGTTGCACCCCGTTGCGTCATCTGCACCCCGTTTTGTACGGGGTGCAGTATTTGCACCCCGCAATATTTGAAGGTCATAAACCACAGGGCGGCGGTCATGGCGATCAATGTGAACCGCAGCGATCGCCTGGTTGCCTTTCTTGATCAGCCCTGACTGCTCAAGGTCGTCGAGTTTGTAACGGACAGTGCGCTCGGAAAGACCTGTGTCCTGGGCCAGGGTCGAGGCGGACGGAAAGGCACCTGTACCGTTCGAACCGGCATAGTTGGCCAGGCACAGCAGCACGTGACGCGCGCTCGAGTCTTTCAGGGTTTCAGTGGGCAGAGAGAGCGCCCAGGACATTGCTTGAACACTCACAGCGAGGCTCCGATATTCTTTTCGGCCAGGTAGGCCAGGCCTTTCGGGGTAACAAGAGGTTGGAAGGCAGCGCGGTCCCCACCGGTCTCCGGGTCGCTCTTCAGCGCGGTGACCTTGTGAACCAGATAGCCGGAGGTAATGCGCGGCTGGTAGGCGGTCCAGCGCTTGGACCCGCCGCGGTGAAAGATCCACCGGTTTTTCTCCAGCCACTGGAAAAGCTTCGAGGGTGGAACCTGAAGTTGTTTGGCAGCATCACTGATACAGATCGCGCCGCCGGCGGCCGCCAAGCGTTTGATGGCGGAGACCTTCGGCTCTTGGTCCAGGATAACCAAGCGAAGGGACTGGTTTTCCTTGGCCTGGTCGGCTGCCGCTTGCAGGGCTTCGGCATAGGTAGCTGGAATCTGGAACTGTTCCGCCCTCGCCTCCAACTCCTGCCACCGGTCTATGATCCGGGCGCGCAGTTCAACGCTGTAGCCGGAGACCACCACCAGGGTGTCGCGCTGGGAAAGCAGAAACTCCCGATAGACCTGACCGTTCTGCGGGTGGACATAGGGGGTGTCGTTTGAAGAAACGACACCCTTGGCAACCAAGGCCCGGACGGTTTTGAGCACGTTGTCGTGCGTGCTGCCGGTCAGCTCGGCGATTTCGCGTGACGACATCGTGTGTCGCGACACGTTTTGTTCATGCCGAAAAAGTGTCGCGACATGGTGGGTATTGCCTGGAGCTGTATTGGTGTTCATAATGGCCCCACTGTGTTTTACAAGTTGTTGAAAGAGCCGGGTTGCAGCCCGGCTTTTTTGTGCCCGCGATTCAAGCGGCCTTCACAGAGCTTTCAAGCTGAGCAAGGCTTTCCCGCACATGGGATATCTCAGTGAAAATCTCGAACTTCTCGGTGGCGGAGACATGGTTGTCGTCCAAGGCTTCATGAATGGCGATCGTCAAGTCCGCAACTTCTTTGCCCACGTGAATGAGCGAGGCGGTCAGGGCTTTTGGCGCTGGCGCCACTTTTGCGACCAGCTCAAAACCGAACTGGTCAGCAAGGGCTTTCAGCGGTCGCATATCGCCGGTGTGAAGCAGGATGCCGAACAGGTGCTCAATGGTCAGGTGATGAGCCGCGTTGTCCGGGTTCGAGCGCTGCAGCAGGCTCACGTGTGCCAGGCACATCTTCCCGGCCAGTTCTTCTGCCCCACTTTCCTTGATGGTGGTGTGGCAAGCCCTCAAGAAATCTTCCATTCGTAAAACCTCAAATTTGTTTCCGTGGCGCCATGCAAGCGCAAAGGCGATCATTTCTTCAAAGCAATGAACGACGGCGTGTTCAGGCAGCGGTCTGTTGCGCACCTTCGGCAGGCGCAGAAACGATCTGCTCCCATGGAAAAGATGGGCAAAGGTCGGTGCGGTTTACGGCGCCACCGGTCAATGTTTCGATTTGAATTGCGCGCTTTGCTGGTACTGGGCGCTCGCCGGAACACCACTGGTTGACCGTGGGAGCAGTGACCTGCAGCAGGCGCGCCATTTCCACCTGACTTCCCAGCAAGCGAGATGCTTCTTTGGCCGCTTCTGCTGATTTCATGAGTTCTCTCCTGGAGATTCATGCTGAATATAAGGCATTACCTTATCACGGGCAAGTCATTGCCTAACCAACATCGCAATAGGCTTAATTAGGCAATGCTTACCGGACCAGAATTAGGCGCCGCCATTGAGGCTGCGCGGATCGCCAAGGGCGTATCGAAAAAGACCCTCGCTGACGACTTCTCTGTGAAGCCTCCGTCGATACAGGGCTGGGTGAAAAACGGACGGATCGACAAGTCGAAGCTGATGGACGTGATTGCCTACTTCTCAGATGTCGTCGGGCCTGAGCATTGGGGGCTACGCCCAGGCTTCTCATACGAGAACCTCGGAGCAACCAACGAAGACGCTGCCATTCAACACAGTAATGACGGGCGATTGATGGTTTCGTCTGCGGCAGACATGGTTCGTCAGATGTTGGAGACGAAAGGTAAGAGCCTTTCAGAAGACGCTCGTTCCAGGCTGCTGGCTGCGGCACAGCAAAGCGACTCAGGAAACGTTATCCATGTCGACTTCTCTCGCCCCGGCCAAGTTGGAGACGAGGTGTGGATCGCTCACTACGACGTGCGCGCAGCGATGGGCGGCGGACAGATCCCGCACGAATTCCCAGAGATGCTTCAGGACATACGGGTCAGCCCCAAGCATTTGCGCGAGATGGGTGTCACGTTCAAAGAGCACTTCCACCTCAAGATGATCACCGGCTGGGGACAGTCGATGGCGCCAACGATCAAGGATCGCGACCCACTGCTG